CACTTGAGCACCTTTTACAGAAGAAACGTAGAGATTTCTAACTACTTCTCTGTTTATTTCTGCAAGTATTTCAGCAGATAAGATGTTTGCAAGTTCAGTTTCAGCGTCAAGACCATGTATCGCTTTCAAGTCTTGTGCAAGTTCCATTGTGTACTCTGCCTTTAGGGCTCTAGTAACAGCGGTAACTGTATGCTTCTCAATTGAGAACGCCATTTCTGCAAAAGTGTTTGTAGATGAGTTATCACCTAATGCTTCACCTTGTGCAGCTGTCATACCTGTCGCAGTTTCGTATGTTCCAACAGGACTATCGTTAAGAACAGCAGGGTTAGTTGCAGTATCAGTGATATCTCCACCACCTGTTGTTCCTTGTGCGTTTTGGTTTGAGAAATCTTGTTGTGACTCGTCTGCGAGCATTTCTGCACCAGTTTGTGAAGTCTTTCTAGATCTCATTGCGAATATAAGACCTGTGGGGCCTGTCATAGGTTGTACACCACAGATGTCATAAGCGATTAAGTTAGGCATAGACCTTCTGACAAGTGAGATCAAAATTGGATCCCAATTATCTATTGAAGTACCAGTTGCGTTTTCTGGTGCTGCCTCTCTCAAGAACGCTCTGTCCTCTCTGAGTGCTTTTTCTTGGTTTTCAAGAATTAAAGTAGTAACTGCCCTTTTGTATGCATCCTCAATCTTAGGTAGATCTGGGTGTGCAAGGACTGGTGACCACTTCTCTTGTAGATGTTCTGTCTGAAACATAATGCTTCTCCTTTTAATATTATCTACTTATTTATAATTTTCGTTACTTTGCACCATTGCCAAATTTACCGATTGCCCTCATATATGAGTGCATAGAGTCGGTAGTATCAACGTCCTGTGCAGATCCAGTCTCCTCATCATCAATTACAGTTTCAGTTTCTACTGGTGTTTTCTTTCCAACTTTAGGAAAGTAAGACTCTTTTAGAGTGTCTAACTTTTCTTTGAAAGAACTTTCGTCTGTGAACTCCACATCTCCAGTAAGAGAGCGAAACTTTTCAATTTCTGTTTCAGCGAGATCGTCAGTAGCTTCTGATATCGCCTTTTCCTTTATTAGAGAGGTTTTGTCTTGTCTTAATGTTACAATATTTGATATTGCTTCATCAAGTTTACCCTCTAACTCAGTAATCTTCTCTGATTGTGCTTCTAGTACATCATACTTTTCATCTGGTACGTCTACATAATGATCTTCAAATAGTTGCTTCAACCCAGAAATGAAATCCTCTGCAATTTCGCCTTTTAGGCCTCTTTCGACTGCGAGTTCATTTTCTTTCATCCATTCTTCGACAACGTAGTTCAGATAAGTGTCAACTTTCTCTGATAACTCTTCCTTTGTCTGTTCTATAGATTCATCTAATTCTGATTTATATTGACCCTCTAGTCTTTCGACTTCGGTTCTAATTTTAGATTTTACAGCGGCTTCGAATACTGTTGCAGCTTTTCTCTTGAACTCTTCTGAAAGGTCACCCTCTCCGTTCATAAGTGCATTAACGTGTTCTGAAACATCGACAGTCTTTAATCGAGCTTCGATTGCTTCATTCATATCGTCATCATCATCTTTTTCGTCATCGTCATGAGCACCCATTTTCTGCATAGCTGCATACATAGCCATCATTTGTGGTTTTGTCATTTTGTTGTTTAACATTTTGTTCATACCGGCATGAAGTTTCTCTTTGGTCATCTTCTTTGGGTCTTCCATGTCTTCATGATGTGCTTCAGATACCATTATTTGCATATCTTCTGCCATGACTTTCTCTTCGATACCATGTTTGAACTGGACATCATACCACTGTACAAAACCCTCATCATCTGGTATTGCGTGTGAACCATGAACTGGTTTACCTTTACCCCATACTGGATGTTCTACGACTGTTGCACAATCGTGATCTTTTGAGTGACATAGTTCTCTGATTTCCTCGTCTGAATATCCTTCTTCCATATCTTTTCCATTCTTCTTTTTATGGGCCATTGCATTGAGTTTTTTCATTTTGTCTGGAGCACCCTCACCTTTTTGTTGTGCATCACCACCGATCTCTTTGGCAGCTCCGGCAACTTTCTTCGCTGGTGCATCTCCTTGAGTTGGTGAAACGACTGCTTTACCAGTGTCTTGTACTTCACCATTCGCTTTTTTCTTCATTGGTTCGGCTGCGACTGCACCTTTTTTTGGTGCATCATGCATACCCTCTTCGAGCTCGGCCATAACTTCCGCCTCTAGCTCTTCTATAGTTTTTTCTGTATTTGACATGGGGATGTCTCCTCTATTTTAATATTTATTTATAAGTTATAACTTTTTGAGAAACCTTAAAAATTCTAAGGCATTCTCGTTTTCCTGTCGTTTGCGTACTCGTTCATTTATTCTTCGTTTTTGACGTTCTAGTTCTGCCTCAACTAATGAACCATTGTTCCAAACCCACTCTTTTCCCTCCATGATACCCTCTACGAAAGCATTCGGAGCGGAAGGGTCTGCAACGATGTCGGCTGCAGTCGCCAGGTAAAAGTCACTTCTCACATAGTTAGCACCATTCTTTTGGTCTAAACTCCCCATTCCTCTTGATGAAACTCCAAGTTTTGCACCCTCGTCCATCAAAGATTTAACAATATTTCCCATTGGTGTTTTGAGTATTTTCGCCTCACCAATGAAATTCTTTCCGTCTGGTTTGAGAGATGTTATCATATGTGATGCTCTCTCAAGATTTACTGTTGGGCCATCTGGGTGTCCCAACTCTCCAAACGCACGATTCTCGTTGATATATTCTTTATTATATCTGTTTACTTCTTTATTTAGTACTTCCATAGGATAGACACGACCATTTCTATTCTTTATGTCTGCTTGCATAAAGACACCTCGTATCTTATAATTTTTCTTTCCGTTCTCTTGTTCCTCGCAGATATACTCTACGTTTTGAATTTCTTCTGATATTAGTTTTACTGTCTGTGTCATACTGGATTCGCCTGTGTTACTACTTCTATGTGGACTGCACCATCACTACCACTACCTGTTTCATTGATGACTGATATAAAATAGTTTTCCTCAGCAGCGTTGATTAATACACCACTTCCAGCGTTCAAACCATCTGCATCTGTTCCGTCTAAGTGAATTAAAGACCCAGCATCTGATTGGTCTGAGTCTGTTCCGTCTAATGCGACCCTAGCACCTGTATCACCTCCAACTATCGGTGACCTGTCTCCCTCTGGTACAATGTTTACTGTATTATTTGCTCTGAGGTATAATCCATTTGATGATGTGACTGCTGTTCTCTGATCAATACTTGTTACCTTTATGAAAACATCATTTCCACCAAATTCGTTTACTCTAAATGCATTTCCGTTTCCTAATTTTCCTAGTGCAAGTCCATGAGCCGCATCGTCACCCAGAGTTGATGCAGTAATCGTACCAACGTGTCTAATTAATTTTAAAGCCATCTCTCTTCCTTAAATTGTTAACATTTCTTTTTCAAAATAACCCATGAGTTCTTTTTCGGAAACCCTGTACTTTTTAGAGATTTGTTGTATAGTTTTCTCAAAAGTATTTAGGAAATCTTGAGGTTTAGAGTCCATTTTTTTAAAGATATCGTCAACTGCATCTCGCATCTTTGGAGATAACTTCTTATATAACTTAGATTTTTTGTGTTCATCTTTCTCCGTTACTGGAGTATAAAATGAATCAAACTTCTTCGACATCTCCATCGTCCTTTACTACAGTTTTTACAAAACTATTTGCAACTTCTCTACGTTTAGTTTCTAAAGCCGCACCAATCTTATTTTGCATTGCAGATTTGAAAGAACTTTCTGCTTCAAGGTTCTTACCCATTTGTAACGCATCTACGAAATCTTCACTACTCATTATTATCTCCTCCTTGTTTTGGTGGTTCATCATTATCATATTTATCTACATCATCTGCACCGATAATATTACCACCTTGTGATGGATATCTTGTGACACCATCTGTGTTTTGGGGTAAATCTACTCCACCATCTTCAACATCTTCTCCTGCTTCTCTATTCATTTGTTTTTGCATTTCTTCAATCTCATAGTCTGTCATTTGCAATACGTTTGTTTGCACCCATTGTTTACTAAAGAATGTTCCGATATAAGAGTCGATAGTTCCTAACATATCAACTTGTTCTCTGAGTATCTCTGCTTTCTTGAGTTCTGCAAAATGACCATCTTGCATGAAGTCATACTGTATGTGTTGATTCATTTTATCCCAATCCTCAAGAGTAATAACACCCTTGAGAACTAGTTGGGTTTTCAAAATATCTGTGAATAGAGGTGTGAACTTTTTTCTTAATCTTTGTACGAACTTAGTAAATTTAAGTTCATCTCTTGTAATCTCTGTGGAACGACCAAGACTGAAACCTTGTTCTGCTTCTAGTCTTGAGATAGGAACATTGAGTGACCTGTATAGTTTTCTCTGAAAGTAAATTATATCATCTATCTCACCAAGATTAGAACCACCAGGCAGTGTAGTAATCTCTGTTCCTCTACCACCCTCTCGTCTTGGTAACCAAAAGTCTTCCAACATTGACATATGATTTCTATCATCTCGTATCTCACCAGTAGATGCATCATAGACCAGTTTGTTTCTATATCTGTTCATCACATCTTTTAGATACTGTTCTGCTTTTATCTTCGGTAAGTTACCCACATCAATATAGAATATTCTTCTTTCTGGGGCTCTTGATATCCTGTAAATAACTAACGCATCTTCAATCATGCGTAACTGGTTTACAGGTTTTATCGCTTTATGTAAATACGATAGAACGTGTCCTTTGTTTGCATCTACCAAACCAGATGGACAATATGTAATACTATCTGGTGATATTCTTATACCCTCAGATGTTCCTGTCATCGCCATACCTTTTTCATTGTAAAGGTAATACTCTTCTACTTTTTTAATTAAATTTAAACTAGTACCACTCTTAGGTTGTTTTACTAGTTCTCTAACTTTCTTGATTTTTCTGGGTTCAATAAACCTAAGTTCCATCACACCCTGTCTTGGATTTTTCTTATCAATCACTTTGTGATAGTATAATCTACCATCAACATACCATCTACGAAAGATATCGTGACCTTTTGTATCAAAGTCTAAAAGTCTGAGAACACTATCAAACTCTTCTCTCACTCTATCTTTTATTCTTTTGGGATATGGTAATCTATCTAAAACAATAGATACCGATTGATCTCTTTCATCAGCAACGATACCCTCGTTTACAATATCTTCAATCGCAGAGTCACACTCTGGTTGTTGTGATATATCACGATATCTTCTGATTAAGTCTTGTTCTGTGCGATCTCTACCATCTGCATCTAGAACTTGACTATAAAAACCACCACCACTTAGGTCGATAGCCCCATCATTAGACGTAGGGGCGGTGAACTTCTCACCACCCTTACTATCTTTGATTCTTTCAAACTTGAAACCAAATAGTTCTGCCATAATATCTCCTACTTACTATTTGTATTTAGTAGGTTAGATTTAGAAACTTACGCCAGATGGTTCGTAGTGTTGGTATCTCCAAGATACTTCAAATGTTTCTATCTCACCAGCTTCTGCACTACTTAATGCAATATCACCGATGGTCAAAGGATACGCATTTCTAAAGATGTATGTCTTCAGAATTGTGTCATCTCTATCTAACTGTTCTACAAATAAGTCTGTCTGATAATCAGATGGATTGACAACACCAGTATTATTTGCAAAGTCGTTAATACCATTGTGCCATAGTTCCATCGCATTTCTTATCATAAAGTCTGTATCATTGTAGAAAGTAGTTGACCATACGTCTGGTGCTGGTCTATCTCCAGAAACATAGATGTTTCGACCTCTGAATGGAACTGCAATCTCACCAAGTGTTGATGCTGGTAAGATACTTGCAGTCACTAGGAATGATGCTCGTCTTACATCAAGTCCTATTGCAATTCCAGAGGGTGGTGTTACAGTTACCCTAAATTGGTTTGCACGAGCACCACCACCGATAAGGTTTGCTTTAAAGTCATCTATATTTGCCATGATTAACCTCCTACCTCAGTAAATGCGACACCAGTTCTCGTTGCAATGAAGTTCAGAGTGATGAAGTTAATTGACCTGTTTGGTTTGATGAAGATGTCTGAAACAAACTCGTTTCTATCTATGACTTCACCAGTATTGTTGGTTGCATCTGCAATCACACTAAAGTCTGTTATACCTCGTCTACCTTGAACATCTCGTAAGAAAGGTTCTACCAAGTTTCTAAATTGCGCCCTTGTAAATTCGTCATTGAACTCAAAGAGTTGGAACTTAGCCGCAGTTGCGATTGCTTTTTCAAGTAGTAAGAATAGTCGTCTTACATTTATTCTATCAAACGCACTTGGTTTTGTTAACGCAGTCTTATCTCCAAAGAGTGTCACACCTTGTCCAGAAAAGTTCACCACAGGATTTACTCTTGCACGATACAATCTATCTCTCTCTGCATTGTTCGGATTGTAAGAGAGTTTGATTGCACCTCTCACTCTACCTCTGTTGAAACCAGCAGGAGAGAAGAATGAATCTGCAATTTGGTCTGTGAATGCACACAATCCAGCAGTATCTCCGTTGAGTGGTACAAATCTGAATAAGTCATTGTACTTGTCGTACATATACTTGTATCCACTATCGTATACTACAAAAGATGATGATGGACATAAATTAAATGCATCTATCACATTATCTGTTTGTGTAAGTGAACTATTTACATTAACTGTTGCACTTCTGTGTGGTGATACAAATGCGACACAATCTCTTCGTGTTTCAACGAATGCTGTCAACATTGTAACGTGTGTGTCTTGTAGTGATGAACTATCACCAGACCCACCACCTCGTCCACCTAAGATTAGGTTTACGTCAAGTGATTCTGTATCTGCAAATCTGTCGTATGCAGTTTTAAGTTCACCAGCGGTTACTGCATAGTCATCAGTTCCACCAGAGAGTTCACTTCTTGTTGGTAAAGAAAGTGTTGCATATGTTGATGAACCATCTTCTAAGTCAATGTTATCACCATTGTCTGTTGATGAACCATCTGTGCCGTCTAGTAAAAGTTTGTCACCAGCACCCTCTGTTGCAGAATGACCATCAAGTAAAATGTCACCCTCTTGAGTTCCGTCTACATCTGTTCCCCAGTTTGTTCCACCAGTATTATGATCCATCCAGTATACAAAATTAGATTGTCTGTATATTACATCTGGGTAGAAGATACTATCTCCTTGTGGCCCTTTTGCGTTACTGTTGACTGAAAGGTTTGC